AATCAATTTTCTGTACAAACAGCAGCAGCGAATGGACCTGGTGCTTTAGGATACAACCAAGGAACTGGTGTATTTACATTTAGTCCAGCAGTTGTAGGTAACTTTATTCAATTGACAGATATTTCTGTTGGTGCAGAAGGTGCTGCGGCTGGAGATGGTGGTATAACCTATGATGATAGTACAGGTGTACTAACATACTCACCTCCAGATCTATCTGGTTATCTAACTGGATATACTGAGACAGCAGATCTTCAGGATGTTACATCCAATGGAGCAACAACGAATGTTGCAACAACTATCTTTACTGGTGGTACTGGTGCTGCTCGTTTAGATGTACAAAATGCTGGAGCTTATGCTATCAGTTTAAATGCTAGTGCTGGTGTTGGAATCAATACTGCTGATGGTGTTGGACTTTATATTGGTAACCTCGCTACTAACGTATGGAGAGCATCTATTAGTGGATCTACTGGTGATATAACTGGTAACAAATTTGTCAAGACAAGTGGAACATCATCACAATTCTTAAAAGCAGATGGTTCTGTTGATAGTAGTACATATCTAACTTCAATAGACATTACTTCTGAGAACCTCAACGATCTTGCTGACGTTAATGCTGGAACCCCTACTGATGGACACGTATTGAAATGGGATGCTGGTACATCTAAATGGATTGCTGCTGCTGACCAAACAGCAACAGGTGGTTCTGGTATATCATTAACAGATCTTTCTGTAACAACTAACGCAGCAGGTACATCAGCATTAGGATATAACAATTCAACTGGTGTGTTCTCATACACTCCTCCTGATCTTTCTTCTGTAAGTACAGACCTAACAGTATTCTCTATTGGTTCTAATGCTACTGCTTCAGGTGGTGGTGGACTTGCATACAACAACACAAATGGTGTATTCACATATACTCCTCCAGATCTTAGTAGTTACATAACTGGTCTCTCTATGGGAGAACTTGATGATGTAACTATAACAGGATCACCAGCAATTAATTCAGTATTGAAATGGAGTGGTACAGCTTGGATAAATGGAACTGTTGCATCAGGTGGTCTTGATAATGTTGTAGAAGATACTTCTCCACAGTTAGGTGGTAATTTAGATTGTCAATCTGCAAATGTAGATTTCTATACTGGTGGTGCTTGTTTCGGTGGAGACAGTTCATCATATGCACCTAGATTGTATATTAGTCATACCACAACATCTGGTGGTACATCATTTATAGATGATGCTAGTGGTAATGGTTTAAACATCCTATATGGAAGTGGTTCTTTTGGTAAGGTTGTATTTAAAAATAGAACAGGAAGTACTCAATTAACCATTAATGATGCTAATGGTGTCAAGGTTGCATCAAAACTAGATTTGTCTAGTGCTACTATCAATGATGGTACTAGCACAGGTACATCTGGTCAGGTTCTAACTTCTACAGTAACAGGTGTAGCATGGTCAACTGGTCTAACATTAAGTTCACTTTCTATAGGTAGTGAAGGAACAGCATCTGGTGATGGTTCTATTTCATATAATAATACAAACGGTGTATTCACATATACTCCACCAGATTTAAGTGATTTCTTAGATAGTACTTCAGCTCTTGCAGATCTATCTGATGTTGTTATTACTGGTTCCCCTCAGTCTGGTCAGGTAATCAAATGGGATAATGCTACTAGTAAGTGGACTAACCAAGCAGATGCAGCAGGTGGAGCAGTAGCTGCTGGTTTGGATACACAGGTACAATTTAATGATGGTGGGAATCTTGCAGGTGATGCTGCACTTACGTGGAGTAAATCAAGTGATATATTAACACTTACTGGTCAACTCGCTATTCCATTTGATAGTACTACAACTGGTACTAACCCTGCTATTAAGATTGGAGCTGGTGGTGACTGGGAGGCATTCCATAATGGATCTTCTACTTGTCTAAGGAACCAATTTGGAACCTATGCTGTACAGAACGCTGCTGATGGAGGAGAATTGCATCTCCAAGCATATGGCAACATAAAGATGGCAGACATGACTGGAGTCAATTATGTCTTCTGTAATGATGGTGCTGGTGTTGATTTATTCCATAATGGAACCTGGAAATTAAAAACACATGCCGATGGCGTAGAGATTAATGGTGTAATATTAGATGCTCAAGGTGATAAGGGTAGTTCTGGTCAGGTACTTTCTAGTACTGGTACTTCATTAAATTGGGTTACTCCATCTACTAATTTAAGTAATTCTGTTATTGGAGATCTTCAAGATGTAACTATATCAGGATCACCTTCAAATAATCAATTCTTAAGATGGAATGGTTCTACTTGGACTAATCAAACAGTTACTATTGGTACTGGTACTGTTACTCAGGTTACAGGTGGCACAGGATTGAGTGGTACTGTAACAACTACAGGATCATTAAGTCTATCTGCCAGTGGAGTTTCGTCAGGAACATATGCAACACCATCGTCAGTAACTGTTGATACTTATGGTAGAATCACCAGTATTACAGGTGGATCTGGTGGTAGTGGTTCAGCAGGTGTGTACAGAGTTCATCAATCTGCATCATCTGGTACATTGTCTATTAACAGTAATGCTAATGGTTGGTTAGTTATTGTTGTTGGAGCAGGTGGAGGAGCAGGTGTTGCTTTAGGAACTTCAACTCAAGGTGTTGCCACTGGTGGTGGCGGTGGTGGCGGTGCAGTCATGTGGTTCTATAGTAAATCAGAAATGGGTACTGGAACAATGAGTTGGACTATCGGTTCTGCTGGATCTAGTCCTGCATCTGGTATAAGTAATGGTGGTAATGGAGGTGGTAGCACCTTCAGTACAGGGTCAGGAGGAACTGGTCCTTCCCTATCTGCTCAAGGTGGTACTGGTAGTATCTTCCATGGAATAAGCACTGTCTGTGGTGATGGTGGTGGTCCAGGTAATGGTACTTGGGTTACATATGATGGTGACACTACTGCTGTTATGCGTGGTATGGATGGATCCAATGGTCATGCTGTAGAAGGCAGTAGCACTTGTAAAGGTGGAAGACCTGGATTCCCAGTATCTCCTGCATCAGGTGGTTCTAACTGGGGTCGTGGTGCTGCTGGTGCTGCTAGTAACAATACTAACTGGGCTCAGGGTGGTACTGCTATAGACGGTATATGTACAATTTACGAATTCTAAAATGATTAACGATTTAACAGATCCTAATGCAAAACGATATGCATTAATTGAAGGTGGGAAGGTAGTCAATATTGTCAAAGCACCTGTTGACTGGGCTGCTCCTGCTGGTCAAACTAAAGTAGAGGTAGAACAACATGCCATTGTCGATATTGGTGATGAGCATGATGGTACTAATTTCACAACTCAAAAATTAGTTAGAGTTTTAACTGATGAAGAAAAGTTTGCTAATCTAAGAGCACAAAGAAATGCGTTGTTGAATACAACTGATTGGACACAACAAGGTGATGTGCCAGATGCACTTAAAACTAAGTGGCAAACATACAGACAGGAATTGAGAGATCTTCCTGCCAATACTGATATATCAACTACTACCACTGGACTTACTGATGTGACATGGCCCACAGAGCCAACATAAATAATATTTTAATGATTTGTTATGGAAGCAAGTAAAATAAGAGCTGAACTCACAAGACAATTGGGTGAGACAGAGACTAAAATCACCACACAGGAAAAGAGTCTTACTGAACTGAAAGAATATAGAATTAAAATTATTGGTGGGTTGGAAACACTAGATCTTCTAGAATCTCCTGATCCAGATGAACTTGCGGCTAATGGTGGAAAACTACCACCACCAGAAAAGAAGACTAAATAAAAGAAATTCTAGAGTCTAATGGCAGCGATACCTGTAAATATAGTCGTTGACCGTCATGCTAACTATGACGTGACTTTCTTTATTACTAATAAAGATGGTACGCCACTCAACATGACAGGATATACTGGTGAAGCAGCTTTTAAAACAAGCTACACCAGTTCTTCTAGTGTGTCTGTACCTTTGGTATTTGTCAATCGAACTGCTGGTGAGATTGGTATATCAATGACTAGTACAGAAACAGGTGCTTTAGACCGTAGAAGATATGTCTACGACATTCTCTTGACTGCTCCAACTGGATACAAGACAAGAGTTATCGAAGGATTAGTGGAAGTTAATCCTGGAGTATCGTCATAATGGCAGAGTATACAGTTAGAGTTGGATCTCAGCAACATAGTGTTGCTCTGAGAGAGAACCCTGCGTATAACTTGGATGTTAATTA